CAACATGAGGAACTTTTTACTTCCTAATTTAATATGCTTTGGTGAAGCATAAATGTTGATGTTTGAATACTGTTCCAGTAGGAGTTCAGGTGAGTTAATGCGATTGGTATTCTTGTAATAAGTACAATGGTTACCAAGAAGCATATGCACATTATAATCTTTGAGTTTATCAAAATAATTACTCTTAACTCGATGCATGGTATTGAAGTCCATTGACTTGCGATTGTCAAAGGTATCTCCAAGATCAAGAATAGTTTTAATTCCTTCCTTCTCTAAGGTGGGGAAGAAAATATTGTCATAGAACTTCTGGAAGTAATCCCAGAATGCTAACGAACCTTTACGTCCGTCTAGATGTTGATCAGTAATAAGAGCAATTTTCATCGGTTCATTCGTGTCTCAATATTTTCTTTGATGCTACCCATGTCTGAGTATGACATATTCATTCCTGCCATGTCTCCTTCAAACTTTTCTGTATACATGACTTCTTGATATCCAGATTTTTCAATAATCTTTCCTTTGATCTCAAGTTGTTTCTTTTCTTTCTGTATACGACGGAGGAAAGCGTAGTAGATAATCTGCGTAAAGTAAGCGAATGGATTGGAGCTTTTCTCGGGATCAAAGTTGTCAATATATTGGAGGCAGTTTTCAATGCCATCACAGATCATGTCCTCACGGAACATGTAGTTGACAAAATTTGGTTTGTAAGAAAGGTGGGTGGCAATCTTTAGGAAACATTCTCCTAAGTAGTTTGTAACACGAGGTCGTGGTTTTCCTTTCTCAGAAGCAATGCGAACTTTGTGACGATACTCAACAATCGCTGCCAAGAACTCTTTGTTATTAACGTAATACTCTTTGCTTTTTGCTCTTGCCATTCGATACTTTGTTTCTGTAACCAGTATAAGCGATTACGAACAGTCTGTCAATAGGGCTTGACACAACCTCAGAAACCCAGTACAATAACTCTGTCAAGGGTTCAAGAGATATAATAGCTTAGCTTCTTTTATAGAGAGATTCAAGATTCTTTTTTACTTCCTCTACAGAACCTATGTAACCATTGTTCTTTAGTTTATTTGGATTAACGTTAATCTCTTCTGAAGAACTATCTATATTACATATGTAAAAATCTCTAATCTTATCGTCTAGTTCAGTCATTGTAATAACTTGTTCCATACGAATAATAAACATCTCTTCGTATGTTGCTTTCATCCATTCTTTTAGAATGAAACCTTCAACCTTCTTTCCATTTTTCTTTTGTACATGATTCTCTACTAGCAGAGGTTTTTCTACTAGCAGAGAATCTTCTTCTTTTAAATATGAAACCTTAGCAAGGATTTCTTCACCTGATCTTAATTTAATACTTGAGTAAAATTCTTCTTCCATATTAGCGTAAGTCTATCTTTATCTTTTCGTATTTGAAATTCTCTTCCTGATAGATCTTCACTCTTTCGTATAAATGCCTCAGTGTGTAATTAGATCTTTTATCATTAGAGATGTCATCAGCGATATCGTATAGTGTTGCAATTTCTTTTCCTTCACCTTTTCTCAGAACTCTACCGATTGATTGGAGGTTGCGAACTCTAGATTTAGAAGGTGATGCAAAGATAATATTGTGCAGTCTTTTGATGTTAATCCCAGTGCTAAAGGTTCCATATGAAGCAATGATCACAGCATTGTCTTCACTCTCAGCAATTTGTCTTACCTCTTCGCGGGAGTCAACATCAATTGAACCATGGACAAAGAATACCTTTCTGGTATCTCCGACAAGATTATTTATCATCTCATACAATGGTTCTCCATGCTTCTCTACGTAATTAAAGAGAACTAACGTATTACCATCTAAGTCTTTGACTAGATTTTTAATTAGATTGTTACGTTTACGATTAGTAACAAGATACTCCATCTCAGCATGATAGTCATCAAAGTATTGATATTCATGCTTACACATAAGAATCTTGATTCTGAAATTAGACAAGTATCCTTGCTTGATTAGATCATCAGTCTTAGTTACTTTTTCACACTTACCAAACAGTCCTTCAAGTACCCACTTGTGAGTCTTGCTGCCATCCAGTGTACCTGTAAACCCAAAACGATACTTGGCATTATGTAACTTGGTCATGATACCAGTCAGCGATTTGGACTTGAACAAGTGTGCTTCGTCGCCAATTACACAATCAATGTCATCAAAATATAATTTTGGGAATTTGTAAATAGATTGCCAAGTTGAAATAATAACTTGCTTGTCTGTATTTTTATCCTTACCAGAATAAATGGCATGGCAATATTCATCTGCTGCCCAACCATAGTCTTTGAAATCTTTAATCATCTGTTCTACTAGTGAAGTTGTAGGAACCACTAGGAGAATTTTTTTATCTGTTGCAACGTAATATCTAACAATGCTATAAATCATCAGCGACTTTCCTGAACCTGTCGGAGACAGGAACAAACCACGATTGTCTTTTAGTGCGCGATATACAGTAGCGTATTGATAGTCTCTTGGTTGAATTTTTGAAATTTTATCCATAAAAACTTTGACGCCTTCTGGAGACACAAAGTTATTCTTCTCTTCGACATCTCCATACCAATCATTGTTTTCGTAGGAAATGCTGTAACTTTTTTCAGCTGCCCATTCGTTGAGATGAGATAAAAGACCGCCATACAATTCTCCAGTACCAGGAGAATAAAGTCTAATCATCCCATCCCAATACTTAAAACGTGGTTGTCTTTTTAGAAACTTTGCCTCTGGGAGTTCAAATGAAAAGTAATCAGATAGTTCGTGGTGAATGTGTGGTTCTGACTTGAGAGTCAAATACACTTCGTTCTTCTTTTTTACGATGATGTCGGACATTAGTTTCCATTAATAAATCTCTCCCATTCAATCGCATTCTTCACATGATAATTGCGTTGAGCAATCATCTTCAAAACGTTATCTAAGTAAAACAAAATTTGATCAATGAACTTGATCTTTGCTTCTATATTGATTAGGTCGTCATCTGATTCTAGATAGACCTTCATCTTTTCCGAAGTTTTAATACTGTTACCAAAAGGTTTTTCGGCATAAACACGAGCATCTGCTTCACCCCCATAATACTCGCGTTTGTCTCTTAATAACTTACGTGCCTCAAACTCTAAGGACGTTTTGATTTGTGAAAGATCCGTGTAATGGTTTAAGTATTTATTATGCTGGAAAGGGATCTCCATTGAGATCTTTCCTAAATCTGTGGTATACTGTTTGTTCTTGAACTCATGTTCAACAAAACTATCTTCTGCCCATTCAGATTTAATTTTTTCAAAGCGTTGATGTAGTTTATCAAAATTCATATAAAAAATTAGTCACGGATAGTAAAGGTAGTATACTTGAAAATGACTTGTGCTGTAAAGTATTCCTGATCAGTTTGTGTAGCATCGAAGGTTAGACCTGTCAGACTGATTGGAAACAAACGATCAAAGTCAACAATGTGATTCACATTAAAATGTGACGAAGTAATATGCAGTTGACCTTGTGAGAATTGAATCTCTGTGGGATTGTGTTCTTCTGCTCCCCCATTCAATCTAATCCAATTGTGAATACTCTTATAGTTTACTAGATCTTCATCTACAATAAATTGCAATGTGAGATCTCCATATGTTACTCCTCCACCAGGAGTTACTGGGAAGTTCCTAAATCTAGTGGGAACTTCCGTAAATGGCATATTGATCTCTGGTAAGTTTGCACTTTGGCAGAAAAAATCCACCCCCTCAAAAAGTTCCAGTTTCATTTGGAACCCAAGAGGAGATAGATAGTTTCTATTTTTAGGTTGTTCCTTATACCAAGAGGCAGGCATGTCAGCTTCCCAAGCAATAACTATTTATCGGATGGAATCATATGCTGCTTTCCATTCATCATACATTCTCATTAACCAAGAATCTACTTCCATTAAATCTTTTTTCTGAAGAGTTTCTCCGTAACCTTGACTGATAGCATGATCGCAGAATTCATAAACATCTGAATATATTACTCTTCCTGCTCTAACAAAAGAACTCATAAGAAATTGTCTTTGCTGAAATCTTTCGTCGCTCTTTCTCCAATCTCTAGTCATTTTCATCTGGTTCGTATAGTGGACAGGGTTCTTCCATAAGGACATCGATTTTCATTCTAGTACACCGTGCGCGTAATAGTTTATAATCGTCCTCATCCATTAATTGATCAATGAAATCTAAATCTTTCATCCTGAATATTCGTTTAAAATATCTAACATTCTGTTTAAAGCATCATGAGCACCATCATGCCACTCGGCAGACTTAGCATAATGAGTACCATTATACAGTTCGTTTTTTATTTTATATACTCTTGCAAGAATGTCAACTTTAGTCATTCTACTTCGCGGCATTGTTACAATCGCATTATACTATTATCTATAAAAAAAGGGGCCCCGAAGGTCCCCCTGTGTTGATTTGTGAATAAGGATCACATGAGGTTGGTAACTTGTACTCTTCTGTAGTACATGTTGGAGTTGGCGGTGAGTGCTTCACCGTCAGGGGTTCCGTTGTACAGACCGTTGGTTGTAACGAATGGGTTCGAAACCATGCCGTAACGAGTCTTGAAGCCAATCTTAGGCTGGAAGGTGTTAGGATCGATCGAACGAACCATCTGGAGGGGAACGTATGGGCAATAGAAGAGACCAGCGTCATAAGGTGAAGTACCCTTATAACCGATGACATAGTAGTGCTTGTCGCTTAGGTTAGCAGCATAAGGATCAACGTAGACCTTAATGCGACCGTTGATAGTACCAACAGCGAGGTTGCCAGTGTCATCAACAGAACCGATGGAAGGACCACCAGCACCTGATAGACCTGAAGAGTAGTCAAGAACGCCTGCCATTGCAAGTGCTGAAGCAACGTCAGCAGAGCAGATTAGGAAGTTGCCCTTTCCTCTACGAGTCTCTTGTGCGATTGCGTTAGCGTCGCGCTCGATTTGGAAGAGAAGACCTTTGAACTTCTCAACAGACCAACGACCGTTTGAATCAACGTCGAGGTCGAAGATGCCTTGGTTAGCAACGTTGTTTCTAGCACCAGGCTTAGCAACGGTGTATACTCTACGAACAACCTCACGGTTGATCTCAGCAAGAACTTCACTCGAAAGAATGTTAGCAAGCTCTTGCTCAGCATCAAGACCATGAATTGCCTTGAGGTCTTGAGCGAGTTCTAGAGTGTACTCAGCTTTGAGAGCTCTGGACTTAGCGGTCACAGAGGTCTTCTCGATGCTGAATGACATCTCACGGAATAGGTGAGTTGACTCACCCATCTTCTCAAGATCTTCGCGTGGGAAACCTTGCTTAACTTCATATGTATTAGCAGGAGCTCCTGCATCATTTAGAAGTGCAGGGTTGTTGCCTTCAGAATCGCCACCAACACCAGCACCTGTACGTGGGGTGTAAGCAGGATCTCCAGTTACGTTGTAACCAGCAGTGAAACCAGTGTCAGGCTCGTTGAAGAGTGCCTCTTCGCCAGTCTGGTTGTCGTAGCGTGAACGCATTGCGAAGATCAGTCCAGTAGGACCGCTCATTGGTTGAACGCCGCAAACGTCATATGCCATTAGGTTAGGCATAGCACGACGAACAAGGCTGATTAGAACGGGGTCGAAACCAGCAAGACCAGCAGTGTTAGCTGAACCGAGTGCTGAACCTGCAGGAGCAATGGTGCCAGCGCCAAGTGAGTTGACAGCAACTTCGTTTAGCATTCCACGCTCTTCGCGTAGGAAACGCTCTTGGTTTTCCAGGAGTACAGAGGTAACTGCTCTCTTGTAGCGGTCCTGGATAGCAGGAGCTTCGCCATGGTTAAGAACAGGTGACCACTTTTCCTGGAGATGTTCTGCGTTAAACATTTTTATCTCCGATGTTTTGTTAGGGAATGTGGATATTAATTATTTAGTGAATCACTGATTCCAGCGGTTCATTGCATGAAGGTATGCAGCCATTGCTGGAGATACTTCTTCTGCTTCCGCTGGGGTTTCGTCAGCAACTTCTGCCTTGGTTACCGACTCCTTAGTGAAGTAGGATTCCTTGATGGTATTGAGTTTCTTTGAGAATTCCTCCTCATTAGTAAATTCAACGCCCTCAGCGAGAGATGCTAGCTTGTCTTTTTGAGTATCAGCAAGACCTTCGGAAACTAAGTTTACGATAACTTGCTTTTGAGATTCATTAAGACGATTTTGAAGTTCAACGTTGCGCTTAACCTGTTCGTCAAGGCGCTCTTCCATCTTACAAAGATCTTCAGTCATACCTTCGAGAACATCAACTTTCTCGTCGGGAATAGAAATATAGTGCTCTTCAAAGAGATTCTTCAGACCTGCAATAAAGTCTTCGGTAATCTCATTTCTGATACCACGATCAACTGAGACTTGATTTTCTTCAAGCCACTTGTTGATAGCGTAGTTGAGGGTGCCATGTACTTCCTCAGCAAGTTCTTTCTTAACAGCTTCTACTTGCTCAGAAACTTGTTGTGCAAACTGCTCCTCTAGTTTTGTCCACTCTTCGGAGAGTTTTGATCTCACAGCAGCCTCAAAGATTGTTTTTGCTTTTTCAGCAAATTCTTCTGATAGTTCGGTGCCTTCTGTTAGAGCAGCAACGTCAGCACTCATGTCTACCGATTCAAACTTGGGTTTGATAGGATAGGTTACACTACCACCCATCTTAGTTCCGTAAGCAATTTCTGCACCGAATGAAGGAGCAGTGCCGTTAGGAAGATCGGTGTTCGAAGCACCACGATTTGGTTCGCCAGAGATACCACCCGAAATAGGAGCAGCAGCCTTAGCACCAGGATTCTCATCTCCATCCTCATCATGCTCATGAGGAGTGGTGGTAACGCTGTTAACTTCAGCAGGTGCTTTTTGACCAATAGCAATTCCTGGTTGGAGTGGAGCAGCATGACCAGAAGCGCCCTCTCCTGCAGATGCTTTAGCATTAACTGCAGTTTTGGACTGACCTGAGGCAGAACCTTCGCCAGGAATCACAGCAGCTGTTACGGTTGGCATTGGATCTCCAGCCTCAGAAAGGACAGCAGCGTGCTCACTAGCAAACTCCTCAAATTTTTCGTTTAACATATCTGACATTTGAGTTTCCCCGTGTTCGTTATTTTATCTATAGTTTATTTATTAATTTAGCAAATTAAAGCGCGGAAAGAAACTTCTCAAATGCTTTGAGAGTTCTTTCTTCTAGTTCAATTCTTGATGCGGAATCAATTGAATGCTTCATTTCGGCAATTGCTTTTTCTTTGAGAATGCCATTGTCCCAAACCCATTCTTTACCTTCCATGATTCCATTAACGAATGCATCAGGTGCAGATGGATCTGCAACAATGTCAGCAGCAGTTGCCAACATAAAGTCATCCATAACATATGAAACATCTTCCTTGCGGTCAATGCTTCCCATTCCTCTTGAAGAAACTCCTAGTTTGACTCCTTCTCCAAGTAAAGACTTGGCGATATTACCCATTGGAGTATCAAGGATTCTTGCTTTACCAATGAAGTTTGTTCCTTCCGCTTTCAGTGATGTGATCCTATGGGAAACACGATCAAGATTTACAGTAGGACCATCTGGATGTCCGAGTTCTCCGAGAGCACGTCCTTTAGAGACATACTCTTCATTGTAACGATTTACTTCTTTCTCTAAAACAGAGAAAGGATAGATTCTACCGTTACGATTTTTAATTTCGGATTGCAAGAAAACACCTTCGATATAGAGGTGCTGCTTACCATCCTTTTCCTCGGTAAGAATCTGAATATCTTCGATGTTTTCTGTAATGAGTTTCATTCTTCTTCTTGAGTTTCTGTTGGTTCATCAAAAAAAGTATTGGCGACTACTTTTTTGTAGTCGTCAATTGCTTGAGCTGCTTTACCGAAAAGGAGATCATCGATCTTGTCAAGAGCATCTGCGCGTTTCTTATCATGAATAAGATTCACAATATCTAATACTTCAGAATCCATAGTTTAAGATTGAATTATTTAATTATTTATTAGATTGAGATTTCGCCTGTGGTTTTGGAGGTGCTGCCTTTAGTTTTTTAATCTCTCTTTCTGTTGCAGCATCTGCTTCCGCAGATTGAAGTTCTGGTTGGAACGCTTTATTTTGTTGCTCCAAATCAGTAAGCATATTGACTTGTACAGGATCAATTGCCATTCCAGATCCAATGTCTTGCTGAATCTGTTTGTCAATTTCTTTATACTCATTCTCAGTTTGCATGAGAACTTTACGACGAATATATTCTGTCGAGAAATACTTACCAACAAAAGGATCCATCTGAGTAACAAGAGTGATGCGCTGCATCTGCATCTCCTGTTCTTTCAATTCATTAAAGTGATTGTCGAACAGGAAGTCATATTGAATATGCTCTTCCATGTCATCCCAATCTTCTGGGGTAATAATGCCCTTGAGAATTAATTGCGTCTTTAAAATATCATGGAATAACTGACCAAAACGTTTGCGGAGACGACCGATAAACTTAGTGAACTTAAGTTCATCTCTAAGAATTTCTGTAGACTTGCCAAGATTAAATGCCTTGTTATCGTCTGTCAAACGAGAAGGTGGCAGGTTTAGAGAGTTGTATAGTTTCTTTTTGAAATACTCAACATCCTTGAGTTCGCCAAGGTTCTGACCGCCTGGAAGTGTAGTAATTTCAGTTCCTCTACCGCCCTCACGACGAGGGAGCCAGAAGTCTTCCAGCATACTCATATGCTTTTTGTCATCACGGATCTCTCCAGTAGCACCATCATAAACAAGTTTATTTCTGTAACGTGCCATCACGTCACGAAGATATTGTTCTGCTTTTACTTTAGGAAGATTGCCTACATCAATGTAGAAAATTCTACGCTCTGGAGCACGGGACAATCTGTAGATAACAAGACTGTCTTCAATCATGCGGAGTTGATTGAGAGACTTAATTGCTTTATGAAGGAAACTCAATGTCATCTTTTTATTGAGATCCATCAAACCAGAAGTTGATTGTGCAATAGCATCTGCAGCAATCTTGATACCTTCTGAGTTTGACCAATCCATAGAACCAGTAACCATTGGAATGTTACCAGCAAATCCTTTTGGATTGTAAATATAGTATTCGATATATTCACCATAATCGAATTGTAAAGCAGAACCTTTCTCTGCTTCTTTGCGATTTGGATCAATATCTTTTAATTTTTGTCTGACCTTTCTAATCTTTAAAGAATCAATGTAGCGAAGTTCTAAGATTCCTTTTTTTGGATTGTCTAGATCAATTACTTTGTGATAATGAGCTCTTCCATCAACATACCAATTACGAATAATTTCATGGGCGTTGGTATTGAAATCCATCATGCGAAGAATCTTGTTAAACTCATCGCGGATTTTTTTCTTAACACCTGCACCTACTTCTAAATTCTGTAAGTCAATTTCTACTGGTTTGTCATCGCTATCATTAACGACAAACTCATTCACAATTTCGTCGATTGCCGTATCCACTTCTGGGTGGAGAGACATATCACGATATCTGCGAATGAGTTCGTATTCGTTTCTTGAATTTTGTCCACCAGACGTATCAACGTATGTACCAAAATATCCGCCAGCAACAGTGCTGACGGATGCATCGTTGTTAGGAGGGACAGGGGACTGACCTTGCTGCCCCTCCTTTTTATTAATTATAAAACCAAATAGTTGACTCATCTTGTCAAAACAGATCTAACCTATAGATCTATTTATCAGTCTTCAACTAGGCGAGAATCACCGATACCAGATTTGATACCGCTAACTCCATTTTGAGTGGTTCCACTTTCAACCTTCCAGTATGAATACTGGAACTCAACTGTGAATTCTTCAATCTGGTCATTGCTGTCATAAGCAAGATCAATTTGAGAAACATTAGTTGGGAAACCATAATAGAGAACATACTCTCTTAGAACTTCGCCAGACTCAGATGCGTTCTTCTCAAGTTGCTTGACTTTGATATTTCTAGCATAACCACCAGAAAGTTCTGGTGTGAAGAGAGGTGCATTGTTAGTTTCATGAGTGTTGATTTGTGCCAACCACTGCTCGAAGTATGCACGGATTCTCATTTCTTTGTCATTGACAAAGGTCGCAGTCCATGTATCAAAAGTACGATCTCCAGCGATCTTAACTGTTCTTCCACGGAAAGGAACTTCGATAACACCCAAGTTGGATGCAGGAAGTGCAGCAGACTTACAAAGTAAGTTGATCATATCTGCATAACCGCTAGCACCTTGAACTTCTGTAGGAAATTCGATGTCAACGATAAACATATTAGGCTTGACGCCTTGACCAATATCAGAAATAAAGTTGCTTAACTTAGTTGCCATTGTTTTCTTTTAACCTCGTGTGATGTTTATGATGGGAACGTATATCAGCGACCTACAACTTCACTGAAGGTAACTCCAGTTTTGGTTGCAGTAAATGTAACTGTAATGAAGTTAATCGAACGGGTTGGTTTCACATAAACTTCAGCAACGAATTCGTTACGATCAATAACGTCAGGTGTGTTGTTTGACTCATCACAAACAACTAGATAATCAGTAACGCCTCTGCGTGCCTGAACCTCGGAGAGGTAGGAGTTGAGTGCGCTAGAGAAACCTGCTCTTGTGGTAGCATCATTCTGCTCAAACAATACGCCTTCAGCAAGTCTGCGTGCTCTCTTCTCAAGGTTGAGGAAGAGACGACGAACGTTGATACGATCGAATGCAGAAGGTGCAGATAGTGCAGTCTTGTCACCGAACAGGGTGATACCTTGTCCTCTTAGAGAAACAATTGGGTTAATTCTGTTCTGGTAAAGTTCGTCTCTGTCTGCTTTGTTAGGATTGTATGCCATCTTAACTGCGTTAAGAATGCCACCACGATTTAGACCAGCAGGTGAATACCAGTCTTCCTGAACATTAGAAGTCTGAACACAGAGACCAGCGACATCTCCGTTACATGGAATCCAACGATACTTATCGTTGAAACGATCATAAACGTACTTATAACCGCTATCAAATACAGCGTATGAAGTTGAGGTTAGACCACTGAAGAATGCAAGAGTCTTCTCTTTCTGTTGAGTTGAAGTTAGAGCAGTACCACCATCTCCAACTTGGTTTCCTTTGTGTGGAGAAACAAATGCGATTGCATCTTTTCTGCCAGCAGCAATTGAAATAACTTTAGTTGCCTTTGCTTTGGTGTCAACTTCGAGTGACATTGAACCACCCATGAGAACAAAGTCAATTTCTGTCTCTTCGGTATCTAAAAATAGATCCATTGCTGCAGCAAATTGACCAGAGGTATATGCATAATCATCAACACCTCCATCAAGTGATTTCCAGTAACCAGTAGTTCTTGAGAAAGAAAGACCAACGACATCGGCAGTTGCTTGACCCCATGCTTCACCAGAAACAGCAACCTGAACAGTTGCAGAATCACCGTGATACAGATATGAAGACTGCGCGTTAATTACATCCTTGAAGTAAATGTTTGAATTTTCTTCGCTTCTAGCATCAGTAATTTTTGAAAGATATGTGATTCTTTCTACAATGGTGTTTGCAGTACCTGTTAATTCACCAGTTGTATCAATAACAGCAAAGTGAACTTGGTCATGAAGAATACCATTATCAGAAGCGTACTGTGAGGTACCTGGACGTGGAGCGATATCTCCTAGTTTAATTCCAGTTGTACCGATCTCAGTATTTAAATACCAATCTTCGAGTGCAGTAATTCCAATCGAACCATCTACAATACCAGTAACTGTTACTGTGATATTTGATCCACCGCCAGTTGATCCACCATCAAGTGTTAATGTTTCGGTAGTATTGTAACCTTCCCCAGCAGATTCTAGAGTTACGGTAACAGCACCTCCTTCATATTGTGGGGGAACAAATGATACTGGATTTAGTGGATCTGATTCATCAAGAATTTCTGCGCCTTGAGCAACTACAACTTGGAATGTTGCTCCATCACCTGTGCCACCAGCAGCAGTAACTCCAGAATAAGTTGCAGGAGTTCTTCCCACTTCTGTAGCTGCATCGGTGGTGAATGTTGAAATTAAACCTTGCTCAGGAGATGCTAGAACGTAC